ATGGATATAAGTTAAATAAGATTCTTCCACGAGTAGGTTGCTGTATATAGCAGTACTTCTTCATGAAGTATGAAGGATCTTTAGCACATTTGATATACTCCTGTGCTATTATTTTTTTTATATTTTGACTCATAACTATCTACTTTTCCTAATCTCTAATCCTAATTTATCGGAATCGTGACCAGGGCTATTTTTTGTTTTATGGACTACATAAAATTCTCCTTGAGATATTTCTTTTAATGCAGCTTCCAAAGAGGATGGATCTAATCCATACTTAATATACTTAACAGTAACATAGCTATTGAATAAATCTGTAAAACTAAATTCTGGGTTACTATTTAGTTCTTTCACAAATGCTTTTTCTATAGCTATTCTTTGAGCATGTGATTCTCTATCATCGACTCCATTACCTAATTTAGGGTATTGAGGGAACTGTTCCTTGTAGACTTCAATAGCGTCTTTTAAATCTTGACTTCCAAATTTATCTATAGCTTCAAATGCTCCTGTAATAACAGAGTTAGTATTTATAATATTAGTAAACTCTTTTAATTTATTAGGTATTTCTCCATCAGCCAATTCAGCTAATCTTAATACATCTTTGTACTTAACTGTATTTCCTTGTCCTTTAGCTGTTTTTGCACTTACCTGTAATCTATCTTCACCATTGTAAAGAATATAATCTATTAGAGGATAATTACCAGCCTCGGGGAATTCAACTGAGTCATATCCTTCTCTTGTTCCGTATATTAAAGCTCCATGAGGTTCACCAAAATTTTTATTTACCTCATTAAAAAATCCATTTGGTAACTCTTCTTTATCTTTATCTGAAATCCTTCCTGTC